TGTGAGCGTGCAAATGATACAGAGTTCTGTTACTTGCTTGAACATGAGCTTTATCACATTGGAGTGATGAGAGACGAGGACGGAGAAATTGTTTATAGCGATAGTTCTGGTCTTCCTAAGCACTATCTTGCAGGTCATGACGTTGAAGAGTTTATTGGCGTAGTTAAACGTTATGGCCCAAGCAAAAATGTTAAGCGACTTATTGAAGTCGCAAAAAATCCGCCGTTTGTTTCGAATCTTGATATTTCAAAATGCTGCGGAAACTGTGTAATCAATTGAGCCTAATGGCTCTTTTTTTTGCCCATTTTGTTATACGTAGTTATACGATGAGGAAGTTATGGCGACACTAAAAGAGCCTGTGAAAATCTTTATAGTTCAGTCTCTTGCTTGTCGTGATACACCTCAAGAAGTAGCTGAACTCGTTAAACAGGAATTTGGCGTTGATATAGATCGTGTTCAAGTTGCAACTTATGACCCTACAAAGGTTGCTGGTAAGAACTTAAGCAAAAAGTATGTCGAACTATTTGAAAAAACCAGAGATGAGTTTGATAAAGGCTTAATTGATATTCCAATTGCCAATAAGTTCTACCGATTGAAGCAATACCAAAGACAGCTTGAGAAGACTAGAAACGTCAAAACAGCGTTAAAAATTCTTGAGCAAGCCGCTAAAGACATCGGTGGTCAATTTACTAATCGTCAAGAAATAACAGGCAAAGACGGCGGACCAGTCCAAACGGTTAATTCTGAAATACCAGTTCCAATGGAAGATTACTTAAAAGCGCGGAGGGAAGTCTTAGATGAGTACTGATGCGGCTCGGGATAAAGCCATCCGGATCGAGGCGCAAGAAGATTTATATTTCTTCACAAGGTACATGTTTAAGGAGCGCCGTGGTTATAAATGGATGCAAAATTGGCACCACTTAGAAATCTGCGAAGCTTTAATGAAAGTTTATCGCGGAGAGATAAAGCGGTTAATTATTAACGTTCCACCACGATATTCTAAAACTGAAATTGCTGTAATTAATTTCATGGCTTGGTGTTTTGGTAAGAATCCAGACTGTGAGTTTATTCATATCAGTTACTCGGCAATGCTTGCCGCAAACAATGCCTTCCAAATACGAACTCTTGTGCAAGAAGAGGCGTATAGGAAAGTCTTTCCTGAGCTTACATTGCGTGATGATAGTAAGGCTAAAGACTTCTGGAGAACTTCTCAAGGCGGGGTCTGCTATGCAACTGGTACAGGCGGTACGATTACCGGTTTTGGTGCGGGAAAACTTCGTAAAGGCTTTGGTGGCTGCATTATTATTGATGACCCACATAAAGCACATGAAGCTTCATCAAAAACTATTCGAGAAGGGGTAATTGATTGGTTCCAAAACACCCTTGAGTCGCGTACTAACTCACCAGATACACCGATTATCGTCATCATGCAGCGTCTACATGAAGATGATTTGGCTGGATGGTTGCTAGGTGATAGAAAAGACGGCGTTCCTGTAGCTGGTGGTAATGGTGAAGTGTGGGAGCATCTATGTCTTTCTGCTATTCAGGAAGACGGTTCGGCACTATGGCCAGCAAAACACAATATTCAAAAATTGAGGCAAATGGAGCAAGCTGCGCCGTATGTTTTTGCCGGGCAATATCGACAAATGCCATCACCGCCAGCAGGCGGTTTTTTTAAGCCCGACAATATTCAAATTGTTGATGCTTTGCCTGCAGATGTATTGAAACAAGTTAGGGCTTGGGACTTCGGGGCAACCGAAAATGAAGGCGACTTTACAGTAGGTGTGCGAGAAGCTCTAGGCGCAGATGGTTTTACTTACATTGTCGATGTTACAAGAGGACAGCTTGGTCCAGACAATGTGAATAAGCGTTTAGAACAAACAGCAAAAATAGATGGGAAAAAAGTTTCTGTGCGTCTACCACAAGATCCTGGTCAAGCTGGTAAATCGCAAGCTAGTTCATTTGTGAAGCTTCTTGCGGGTTATAGCGTGATAGCTAAGCCAATTTCAGGTGACAAGCTTACACGGGCACAACCCTTTGCGGCCCAAGTTAACGTAGGAAATGTACGAATGCTCAAAGGTGAATGGAATAAGGACTTTATTGATGAGCTTCGTCACTTTCCTAACGGTACACATGATGACCAAGTGGATGCAGCCTCTGATGCGTTTAATGAATTACATGAAGGTTTTGAAGCCTTCTTTGCTGATATGGGATTTGCACGATGAGTGATGTAACTTTTCAACATCCTGAATATGTTAAAAACTTGCCATACTGGCAAAAACTTGATGATGTTTGTGAAGGTGAAGATGCAGTTAAGGCTAAAGGTGAAAAATATTTGCCGATGCCAAATGCTCATGATAAATCACCTGCAAATAAAAGCGCTTATGAGGCTTATCGTACCCGTGCAGTCTTTTATGAAGTTACTGGTACTACCTCAAATAGTTTGGTTGGAGCAGCTTTTGCAACTGATCCAAGTTTTAAATTTCCTCCAGAACTTGCACATTTAGAACGTAATGCGAATGGAGCAGGCCTTAGTACTTATCAACTGGCTCAAAATGGTATTCGCCATTTATTAAAACATTATCGTTGCGCTTTATACGTAGATTACCCGGATGTATTACCAGCTCGTAATCTAGCGGAATTTAAAGCACAAAAAGCCTATCCGATGATTCATTTGCTCAATGCCCTTGATGTAGTGAATTGGGATTCAGTAATGGTCGATAACCAAAAAAAACTTTGTCTCGTGGTTATCCGTGAATTTAGGTCTGAGCGCGGTGCTGATGGCTTTAGTAAAACCGAACAAGAGCAATATCGTGTACTTCGTTTAGAGCAAGAGGGTAATGGGGAATATATCTATTCAGTACAGGTATACACAAAGGGAGAAAAGAGCAATTGGCTTGGTGGAGAGAAGAAATTTCCAACGGATTATAATGGTAATTTTTGGACTTATATTCCATTTACCTTTGTAGGAGCCAATGATAATTCTGAAGAGATTAAGAAGCCGCCATTACTTCCTTTGGCCAATCTCAATTTAGCCCATTATCGTGACAGTGCGGACTTTCAAGAGTCCGTTTTTTTTATGGGTCAACCTCAATACTATGCGAAAGGTGTTAATTGGGAGTGGTATGACCAAGCGAAGAAACGAGGCATCTATATTGGCGCGAAAGTTCTTTTGCCTTTACCTGAAAATGGTGGATTAGGAATTGTTCAAGCCGACCCTAATACTCTTGCCCGGGAAGCGATGAAAGATAAGTGGGAAAAAATGAAGGAGATGGGGGCGCGTTTAATTGAGAAGGGTACTGCGGGTAAAAAGACCGCCACCGAAGCGAATAGCGATGACGCCGTTCAGCATTCAGTTCTTTCGCTCTGTGTAGTCAATATGAATGAAGCCTTGTCAGCAGCATTACGATGGGCAGCAAAGTTTGTAATGCCAGATGTTGATGTTCTCTCTAAGGACGAATTGGTATTTGAAATTAGTCAGGAATTTAACAAGCAAGGTTATTTAGCTGAGTTAGCTAGACAGTTATTTGAAGCAGCTTTACAAGGCCGATCTTCATTTAAATCATGGTGGGAATACAACCAAACAGGTATGTTCCCTAAACAAAAATATGAAGAAGAGCTACAGAATGTTGAAGCAGAGCAAGATGGAACTTTAAATCAAAGGTAGAGTGAGATGGCAACAGATATCAAAAAACTATTTGAAGCACTCACTCAGCACCAGGCCTACCTTTATCGTGCTTCATCGAAAACGGTAAATGAGCTATTGGCTTTATTCAATGATGATACGAGCAAGATGCTTTCTAAGCTTCGGGATTTATTGGATGAGCTTAATGAGTCGGAGAAAGTTGCTTTAGCTGGTGGTAAATATACAACTTCGAACTTAAGGGAAATTAGGGATTTGATTTCCCAATGGTTTGCCAGTGTTAATTTAGCATTACCTGAAGCTTTTGCCGTTTCTGCTACGGCGCTGGCTGTTTATGAGGCTAATTACGTAGCCAAGCTCTATGGAGCAAAAATTAATAAGCCTGACGGGGAAAAACTATTTTTATCCGCCAAAAAAGCTCCGTTGGCAGGTGGCGCTCTTGTCGATGATCTGCTTTCAAGAATTGCTGAAAGCGCCCGTCAAAAGGTTGAGTATGCAATTCGAGATGGTATTAATTCAGGCAAAACTAACCAAGAAATTGTTCAGCGCATTCGTGGTACCAAACGGCTGAATTATGAGGATGGCATTTTAAACGGTACCAAGACGGATATTGAACGTACCGTAAGAACTGTACGGAGCCATGTAGCCAATCAAGCCTATCTAAATAGCTTCAACCAAATTGGCTTTGAATATGTCCGATTTGTTAGCGTTTTAGATGGCCGAACTTCTAAGCTTTGCGCTTCATTAGATGGTTCAGTGTGGGCGATTAATGATCCTGCAAAGCGTGTACCGCCGTTACATCCTAATTGCCGCAGCATTCTCGTACCAGTTGAGAAGGACGGGGAGCTAGTTGGAGAACGCCCGTATGTGATGGATGAGCGAAGAGTGAAGGACATTCCAAAAGATGAGCGAAGCCAATTAATAGGGCAGCTAGATGCCAACACTACATTTAAAGAGTTCTTCAAAAAGACAGATGACTTCTTCCAAAAAGAGTGGCTAGGGCCGAAGCGTTACAAGCTCTATAAGGAAGGAAAATTTGATTTTGATAAGTTCTTCGATCCTGAGGGGCGGTTATACACATTGGACCAACTTCGAAAGTTGGATGAGCAGACATTTAAGGAGTTGGGATTGTGAAAAAAGTAACTATGACTCAAGCACAATACATCCTAAGTACAAATCTTATTGTTGTGCCATTTGTAAGGAGGTTGATTCCAAGATATATAGCTATTTTAGGATATAACTTTAAACAGCCCAAAGCACAGATTCCGCATTAAACCTAATTCAAACCATAGCACCATCGGGTGCTTTTTTTGTGAGAAGAAAATGCCAAGCCCTATTATCCAATATTTCCAATATGAACATTTACCTGAACATTTGCAGCAAGTTAGTAAGCCAATTGGTGATTTAGCTCGGCAAATGGATGAGCAACTTCCTGACGGGCCTGAAAAATCCACAGGATTAAGAAAGCTACTTGAAGCAAAAGATGCATTTGTACGCCAAGCTTTAAGTAAATAATCATTTATAGAAATGAAGCGTCCTAAAGGGCGCTTTTTTATTGCCTGCCGAAAGCGGATGCCAACGGCGAATCCGGGCGGATGCCCATTTTGTATATATAGGTTGGATGACCAATGAAACTTAAAACAGTAACAATCGACGGTAAAGTTTATGCGGAAGTAGACGGCGATAAGCCGATCTATATTCATGATGACGGCAAAGAAATGCCACATGATGCACCACACTCGGTAGCAACAATTGCACGCTTAAACAATGAAGCTAAAACACAACGTGAAGCCAAAGAAGCAGCCGAAAAAGCATTAAAAGCTTTTGAAGGAATTGAAGACCCAGCGGCAGCTAAAAAGGCATTACAAACAATCCAAAATCTCGACGATAAAAAGCTGGTGGATGCCGGTGAAGTTGAGAAAGTTAAAGCTGAAGCTATCAAAGCAGTTGAAGAAAAATATGCTCCGATTGTTGAGCAACGTGATGCTCTAGAAGCCTCTTTACATAAAGAACTTATCGGCGGTGGTTTTGCTCGTTCTAAGTACATTCAAGACAACATTGCAGTACCTGTGGATATGGTGCAAGCGACCTTTGGTCATCACTTCAAAATCGAAGAGGGCAAAGTGGTTGCATACGATCAGAACGGTGAAAAGATTTATTCACGTGTACGTCCCGGTGAACTTGCAAATGTTGATGAAGCTTTAGAGTCATTGGTTGGTGGATACCAGCATAAAGACTTAATTCTTAAAGGTGGTAAAGGAACTGGTGGCGGTTTTCAAGGTGGGGGCAAAGGTAGAGCGCCTGCAGGAATGAAACGCAGTGAAATGTCTGTTTCTCAGAAAGCAGAATACATCAAAGAACATGGCAATGATGCCTTCCTAAAACTACCGAACTAATCATTATATATTTGGAGATAAGTAGTTATGACTACAACAGTTAATTCCGACATGATCATCTACAACCAACTGGCTCAAACTGCTTATTTAGAGCGTTTACAGGACAATTTGAATGTCTTTAATGAAGCTTCCAATGGTGCGATTATTTATCGTAATGAAATCATTCAAGGTGACTTCAATAAAAATGCATTCTACAAAGTTGGTGGTAGCATTAAACATCGCGATGTGAACTCCAATGCAAAAGTAACTCCGGAAAAAATCGGTGCTGGTGAGTCGGTAGGTGTAAAAATTCCATATAAATATGGTCCTTATGCATCTACTGAAGAGGCATTTAAACGCCGTGCTCGTACACCAGAAGAATTTGCTATGGTTGTTGGTTACGATCTTGCAGATGCATTGGTTGCAGGACGTTTAGAGTACAGCTTAGCTTCTTTAAAAGCTGCTATTTCTAGCAATCCCGACATGGTTGCGAAAGGGAGTATCGTTGTTGATGGCCGCAAAGCATTAACTCGTGGTATGCGAAAGTTTGGTGATAAGTTTGGCCGTATTGGTTTATGGGTGATGAACTCAGATACATATTTCGATATTGTCGATGATGCAATCACTAAGCAAATTTATGGTGAATCTGAAATCGTTATCTATGGAGGTTTACCCGGTACATTAGGTAAGCCAGTCTTGGTGACTGATGCTGTAGGGGATAACGATGCTTTTGGCTTGCAGTATGGCGCTGTTACTGTAACTGAATCACAAGTACCGGGCTTCCGAGCTTATGACATCAATGATGAAGAAAACTTAGCAATCGGTATGCGTGCTGAAGGTGCATTTAACTTAGATATTCTTGGTTATAGTTGGGATACATCGAAAGGTGAAAATCCTGACCTTACATTACTTGGTTCAAGTGCTAACTGGATCAAATATGCGACCAGCAACAAAATGACAGCAGGTACCTTACTTGATTTATCGGGTACAGCGACAACTGGTTAAAACCTAAAAATTAAAATCTAAGGGGGCTAATAAGCCCTCTTTTTTATTATTAAGAGAAAAGCGCCATGAAGATTATCTATACACGTATTGCAGCAGTGGCTGCATTAGAGACGGGCATTATTGCTAACCCTGACTATTATGAAAACCCAAATTTGAAAGCAAAAGAGGTAATTATTTACGGTAATTATCCAAAGATTCAAAAGGATTATGAATCTTTGGAAGTTCCAGTTGAAGTTCGTAAGTTGGAAGAGCCACAAAAAACGACTTTGGCCACAGTAAATGTCGCAGTGGGAATTACCCCTGAACTTCAAGCTGTGATGGATGATGCAAAAGCTGAATGCGAAAAGGTAGTTGAAGAAAACACTCAGCTTAAGCAGAAAATTGCCATCTTAGAGCAGGCCGGTGGTAACCAATCAGAGTTGTTATCTGAGAATTCACGCTTAAAAGATGCAGCAGTCTTAGCAGATAAAGCTCTCAAAGATGCTGAAGCTCAAGTTGTCGGTATTAAAGCTGAATTTGAAGCTTTTAAAAACGATATTCCTGCAATGCAAACACGTATTGCTGAATTAGAAGCTGGAAAAGCGGAAGAAAATCCAGCTACAGAAACGGCAGCTAATGATTTTGAAAATTGGTCAAATGATCAATTAAAAGAGTATTTGGCTAGTAAAAACATTGGCTACAAGCCATCTGCAACAAAAGCAGAACTCCTTAAATTAATCCCGAAGGAATAATGCAATGAGCTTTATTACTGTAGATGACGCAAATTCAATTTTGGGCAGCGATTTTGCACCAGACAGTGATAAAGCTCGTCTGGTTCAACTGGCAAATGTCTGGATGAAAAAACGGATTGGTTTTGTACCAGATCCAATTGATCCACTTCTTAAAGATGCTTCGTGTGAAATTATCAAAGGAATTCTGGCCAAGGAAATTTATAACGGCAAAGACCAGCAGCTGAAGCGCAAGAAAGTTAAAGCTGATTCTGTTGAATCTGAAAAAGAATACCAAGACGGATCTGAAGCAATTTCAAGCTTTGAACAGATAGCAATTGATTTTATTGATTCACTTGATTTGAAAGATCCAAATGCAAGTTTTAATGGCTTTGGCATACCACTTTATAGGGCATGATATGGGCTTACGTGACGAAATTCAGGCAGATATTGCCGAAGCATTTAATGAAGATCTAGCGGACGCCGTTCATACCTTTACATGTGAGCGGATTTCAAGAAAAGATTGGGATCCTAAAACTGAAACGTATGTCGAAGTTAAAGAAAACTATTCTGGTCGTGGCGTTCTGTTTGGCTCATACAGTCAATATGAGATCCAAACACTTGGAGTTCTGGCCACAGATAAGAAGGCTACCGTGCTTCAAAATGAAGTGTCCATGACACCTAAAATTGATGATGAATGGCTAACAGCTTTAGGCTCATTTCGAGTTATCCATATTCAACAAGATCCAGCCAGTACAATCTGGAAATGTCAGCTTCGAAAAGTGTAGGAGCTAAAATGGTTAATCTTGATTATGTTCCTGAATGGTATATCTCGCCTTTCCAACATGTGCAGTACACGCTTGCTCGAAATCAACTACACATGGATTTGTTATTTGAAGATATGGATAAAGCCGATCAATTTTTGGATATGGGAGCGGATGCACAGGTTAGTACTTTTTCAGATGGTGCTTATGCAATTGTCCAAATCGGTGATACTGCAGATAAAGATAAAATTCAAGTTTATGGATTGCTTTTACATGAAGCTGTTCATATCTGGCAAATAGTAAAACGGAGAATGGGTGAGCGTGAGCCTAGTGTGGAATTTGAAGCTTATTCAATTCAGGCAATCGCTCAAGACCTATTTGAAATGTTCGAAGCTAGTGAGGTAAATCATGGGATGGAAGGGGAAAAAGCCGACTAGTTTTAGTCTTGAAGTATCTAAAGCAGCAGAAGACCATGTAAAGAATATTGTCATGGATACCGTGCAATCCTTAGTTAATTTAAGTCCTGTTGATACTGGCGCATACCGTGCTTCACATATTGTTTCGGTTGGAGCCGCTGATTACGGTGTGCGTGAACCTGAAACAAACCCTATTAACGACGCAGCGATTCAGGCAATGAAGATTAAGTTAGGTAATTTGGTTTATATCCAGAACAATAAAGCTTATGGACCGCGCTTAGAAAACGGCTGGTCTGATCAAGCACCACAAGGTATTTATGGCCTCACGTTTAACTTTATTTCTCAAAAGTACGGTGGCTAAAATGGCAATGACTTTAGAGCAGACAAGGCAAGCTATTATTGAGCACATGCAAGCTTTCACAGGCATTGCTCAGGAAAGAATTCAGTATCCAAATGCACCCAGCTTTACGGTTCCAAAAGAAGGTATATGGTGCCGTTTGACTATTGCAGGCGGCCCGAGCTTTATTTCAGGCATTGCAGATAAGCCATGTACACGCCGTACCGGTAATATCATGATTCAATGCTTTGATCGACTTCATGTGGGAGAAAAAGCTTTAACGGTTCTTGGTGATGCTTTGCTGGCACATTTTGAATATTTCACAATCGAACACTTAGAATGTTTGAATGGACAATCTATTTATGCGGGTAAAGATGCTGATTTCATTCAGTATAATGTGAGCATTGGGTTTAAGGTGAATTGATATGTCATGTATGCTGACTTTAGAAGAAATCGAAATTAAACGGCAAGAGCTGGAACGACATCTTGAAGATGTTATGGCTGTTGAACTGAAGAAGTGGCAAAGCGAAAATAAGCTTTGTGTTTCCGATGTGAATATACGTTTGGCCAATGTGAATAGTCTTGGTGGAACTAAACATAATGTAGTTACTGGAGTAAGTGTTGATTTAGATTACAAACCTTAAATTACTTTAATTAAATGACCGCTAAGAAGCGGTTTTTTTATGCCTTATTCACTACCACCTCATCGGTGGTTTTTTTTATGTCTATAGGAATCACTTATGAGCAATTTTGTTTTTAAGCGTGGTGACACTTTCAACTTAAATCTGCAGCTAGTTGATATGGATGAAGCGCTGCAATATCCAGCCAATGATGTACGTCGAGCAATCAATTTAACGGGGTATACCTTTACTTCGCAAGTTAAAACTCTGGATGGAACCGCCGTTGCAACTTTCACTTGTACAGCTTTAAACCAGAGTACACAAAAGGGGTGGCTAAATGTTAAGTCCAGAGCAAGTACTGCAACGTGGCCATTGGGTTTGTGTCAGATGGATATTAAGGCCGTTGTTGGTGGTGTCGTTCAACATACTGAAACATTGGTATTCCAAGTGATTGATGGAGTAACAGCGTAATGGCAAATCTTTTATTTAGATTCAGTTGGGACCACCGACCTTTTGTATATAACTCTTCTCAAGGTAAGCGGCAATTTATGCTGCCTTTTGCTTCTGGCATTCCAAACCTCACTCCAGACTGGACTCAGGTAATTGGGCTGGGTCCAGCGGCAACAAGAGGTGTTGGAGTAGAAGGCGGTAATGTAGCAGCTTATGGTTCTTATGGTTTATCTAACTTAGGTTATGGTGGATCTCCAACTTCAGAAGCCGGAAATGATATTGATGCTGGTTATAAAGCAGGGGGACAAAAGACTCGTTTTAAGAATGCACCCACTAGTAGTTATACAAATCCCTATATAGCTGCTTATGCACCTTCTATCGTGGTTACTCGTGGAGAATTTACAGGTACGGAGTTATTTTTACCATATTACACCTCAACCCGTGCCAATAACATGGCAGTAATTGCATGGAGTTATAACCCATCTACTGAAAATCTCAGTAAAACCGAGCAAATCGTTTATACAAGTAAGAACAATGTTGTTTATACAACTGATAACAGCGCGACCAGCGGCAAGTTGGTTACTGTTGAGACTTCTGGCGAACTTCGCTCCAAGGGGTTTACTGTTGATTCGAACGGGGTTTACAAGGCAGCTTCACCGATTGCAAGACTATTTGCTGATTCACTTGAACTCAATGAAGATGCCTCAAAACAGCCGATTAACTTTGAAAAGTTAGGTACAGGTGACTACCTGATAAAAGGTTCTCTCGGATTTGCTAAAGAAGGCTGGTACATTGAAATGCCTAAAGATGCAAACGGTAATGTTCTTGTTGCTGTGTCTTATGAGCAGCATGAAGATGGGGATATTGCAGTAAAAACCTACAAGAAAAAATTTGATATCGAAACAGCCTCAATTATTCCTGATTTCGATAATCCTGTAGATATTCCAGAAACTCGCTGGATTGATATTCGATTGCATGAAGAACTCGAACCAGAGCCTGAAGAACCGTTGAGTGAAACACCATTGGAGTTCCAGCCTACTAACTTATCTCAGGCAGTAGCTGCAGCCATGATTGGTGTGGAACCGCCAGAAATCTCCGACACAGATGCAACATCTTAAAAACCCGCAAATTTAGCGGGTTTTTTTACGCCCATTTTTTATAACTTCCCGCTGATGAAGCGGGTTTTTTATGCCTAAATTTTGGAGAACCATAAATGAGTTCAGGCGCAAAAATTCGATTATATGCTTGTGAGGAAGCAGTTTTAGGAACTACTCCGGCAAATCCAGTCTGGTACACTGTTCGCCGTGTTACTGATAGTTTGACTGAAAACGTTACTACTGAAGATAGCAGTGAAGTAGTTGATTCACGTTTTCGCCAAGGTGCTGTTGTAACGGAAGCCGAAGTAACTGGTCAACTAGAGTTTGAATTATCACTAGGTACCTTTGACTTATTCTTAAATGTTCTCGCTTTCAATAACTGGGCTGCAAATGCTTTAAGTTTTGGTGGTGGAGTACGTAAGTCTCTTACCTTGGTAAAAGTCTTTAAAGATATTGGTCAAGTCTTTATTTATCGTGGTATTCAAGTGAATACAGGTGAAATGACGATCCAGACCACAGGCAAAATCACTGGTAACTTTGGTTTAGTAGGTAGCTCATTTACGCGACAGCAGGTTAATCCTGTTACAAATCCTATTCCAGCATCGACTCGCCCTCTGGTGAGTATGCCAAACGTTGAAAAGCTACTTATTAATGGTCAGTCAATTCAAGGGAAAGCTTGTCTGCAGACACTTACCATCAACTTTAGTAATAATTTAGAAGCGATCCGTTGTATCGGTTCAGGTAAGTACACGCCTGAGTTCTACTTAGAGAAAATGATGGATATTGGCGTAAATGCTAATTTCATGTTTTCAGCAACATCTGCCGCATGGATTGATGCCATTAAGACCCGTGATGTATTTACATTGACCTTTGATATTACAGACACAAAAGGCAGTAAGTACTCGTTTAATTTCCCGCAACTTGAAGTTAAGGAAGCTAATCACCCGGATGGCGGCGGTGATGACATCATTACAATAGATATCAATTTTGCCCAAGTGCGTACCAGTCCAACGATTGTACGTGCTCTTGTGTAATCAACTTATTCAGTAACAAAGCCTATGGAAACCCATGGGCTTTTTTATTTCTAAAAATTAGAGGTTGTTATGGCTTTAAAAGTCGGAATTATTAAAAGCTCGGACGTATCAAAATGGTGTGAATACAAGGGGGCTGATGGCGAGGTACAGGCAGAATTCAAAGTCCGTGGTATTGCCTATAAACCTTTTCAGGTAGCTATTGAACGAGCAGGAAACCAGATTTCATCCAAAGGCTATGATGTGATGGTCAAAGATGAAAATGCCAAGCTTTACCATGAACTTTTAATGGATGCATGTGCTGCCCATTTAATTGAAGACTGGAAGGGTGTGGTATTCGCCGAGATCGTAGACGGTAAAACTGTTGAGTCCGAAAAGCCATACACTCCTGAGAATGCCTCAAAGCTTCTTAATCTTGGTGATATTGGTATTTCAATCTGGTT